AAATAGTATGAGGCGTTACAACCTGAAGGATTGTCACCCGTGAAAGTTTGCTGGCTGATTGTACGAGTTGCCCCTGAGCCGTCATAATACATAAACCAGCGGTCTGCAACGTAAGCGCCGTTTGCTGGATTGCTGAATGAAGTTCCTCTTTGCCAAACAGAAAAGTCTGAATTCAGAACTATGTTGCCCGCGTGCTGAGCCGCTTGCCATCTCAATCCTGTGCTAGAGGCAGAATCCGCGACGATTGTTTCCCCATTGTTTCCAACAGCTAACCGAGCTGGTGTGTCAGCTGCGGTTGCGGTGATGAGATCACCTTTAGCATCCACGATAGTGTTCTGAATAGCATTAGGATCATCTGAAGCTACCCACGATGTGCCGTTATAAACCTCAACCTGCTTAGTTGATTTAAGATATGAAAGCATACCCTCGGACACTACGCCGGTTAATGCTGTTGTACGTGCTGCCGCATCGGCGAACACCATCACAGTTTGTTCCATTAGATACGTGTTTACCTGAGCTGCGGTTAATACGTCACCGGTATTAAACAGCTTATATCCTGCACCTGCCATTTATTTCTCCTTAGTAGCTCAGCACGTCTGAGTCAAGTATACCTGATATGCTCGAATCTAACACGAATCCAGCCAATAAAGGCTCGCTCGTGAATAGTGTGGTCATCCAGCTTGCTTTTGTAATATCATGGTGAATAGCGTTTACAAGGCTAGGCTGTGTAATGCTGGTAGATCCCGGCATGGTCTTAGTCACGACAATGCCATCTAGTAGTTCAATATCCACACCCGGCAGCGCATTGTTTAACAGCGGGTTAGGGTCTGCGTAAAGGTTAAGTTGGATGCTGTCGATACGCACTTCAGGGTCTTTACGGGTGGCAAGGATGCCTTTAGCCTGATTAAGTGCCTCGGTGTCGGTTTGTACCAAGATGCCTTCACGTGAGCCTGAGTGTAAAAAGAATTGGTCAATGCTGGCCTGATCAAAGGCGTTCTGAGCTGTGCCGCCTTCACGTTTGATAGTCACGTCATTAATGAGCGTGGTGTCATCAAAGGCCACCATAGCATTTGTGTAGGCATAATCTGAGCCAGTATCGGTAAAGGTATACGCCGCAAATGCAGGGTTTGAAATTAGGTTGTTACGGCTAACAAAGTTGATAGCTCCATCGGCATCTAAGAAAATGCCGCCAAACTCGCTGTTTTCTACTGTCTGTAAAGCCTCTAAAGCGTTCCTAGACGTGCCAGGGTCGGCTTGTAGTGTGGTATCACCAGTATCGATGTTTCGAAGGCTTACAGGCCATTCTATCTCGTTTAAAATGGCATCTACGCGTGCGCCTGAGAGTTGGCCAGCAGGTGCGCTAGGGACAGTATCAATCAAGCTACCAGCGAGTAACTTAAAGCCATCTACGCACTTTAAGGTGACTGTACTTAAATCCTCGTTTCCTTGTTTAAAGCCTGTGTCGTAATTAGTTATAAAGCCTGAAAACAGGCTGTAATCCACGTTGTTATAGGTTGCATAAATGATTATCTGCTTTAGGGGTACAAGGTTAGGGTAATACGCACCGGCAGGGTTAAAAGGATTCCAATCGCCGTTCTGATCATAAAGTATGACTGTTGCTGTGCCAGGCTCAAACTTGCTTGTAATGCGGTTGCGGCCTCTACGTATCGCCACGCGCGTTACAAGGTCAGTAACCTCGACTGGCAGCGTGCCTGAGCCTAACCGGTTAGTTCCTAAGATGCCTTTAGTTGCATTACCTAAAATTAAAGGGTTTACCTCGAAAGCGGTATCGCTATCAAAGTCTACAAAGACCCTAAGCGTGGGTGCTGTCATTAGATAGCCACCGAGCTATACAGCAAGCCCTTGCCTGTCTTTTGGAAGGTATATTGCAAGTCTGTAATGGTTTCCGCTAGATCCTCAGCTGCTATGACTGAGCCTTCAACAGTTACGTTAATTTCCACCGGTGCTGTTGCGATTGACTCTGCCAATAAAGCATCGGCTAGTAATAACTCAGCATCGGCTAATGCGGCAGATGCGGCGGCAGCTTGTTCAACAGCCAAAATAGCTGTTGGGTCACCTTGCTTGAATAGATCTACAATCTCATCGCTTAAAGCTGTGGTTTGGGCAGCACCTAGATTTGCGGTTGTGCCGCTTGTTGATTGTCCATTGATATAAACATTAGTGGCGTTTACACTCATGCTTTCTAACTTGGTTACAGTCATTTTCTCTTGATCTAAGCGCAAGCCTTTTTCAGCAAATAGCGTTTCAATAGGTATTTTGATATTGAGAGTCTTTAGCAAATCTTGGATACGCTTAATAGTGCCAGGCCAATCGGCAAATGGATCATCTACCATCTCATCTAAGCTATCAAGTAGCGTTGCTAATTCCTGAGCAGCAGCCTCAGCCTTGATTAGCTGGCCTTCTAGGATAATGGCTCGCTTTACATCCTCATCTAGGATAGCTTGCATAAGCTCTAGGCGTAAACGTTCAACATCATTGATTTGACCGCCTAGTGCGGCTGCAATCTGTATACGTTCCATCTCGAAACGCTTGGAAATCTCACCGAGGATGCCATCCTCTTTTTTCTTTTTGTTTAGCTGCTCTTGTGCCTTAACTTGCTTACGAGTAAGGGCTAATAACTCTTTAGCACGCTTAGCGGCATCTGCCTCAGCTTTCTTACGTGCGGCTTCCTCTTTTGCTGCGCCTACGCCAGCACCGGGAAAAAAAAGAGGTTTATTCTTACGGCCTAGCTCTTGTGCTGCTAGTAATGGATTACCGCCGAATTGCAGCATGGCAGCCCCAAAGTCTTTAAGAGTGCCACCAAAGTTTTCAAAGGTAAAAAATGTTCTAACAAGCTGCGCCATACCTCTTGTGGTGTTAGCGATGCTGTCTGCAAAAGCATCCATAGCAGTAACGCCGCCGCCAATACCTTCCTCACCTGCAAGTAACTGGAAAGCATCTACTAGACCTTCTCCGACAGTTTCCTGCATATTGGCATACGCGACATTAAGCACACCTATTTTTCCTGCATAGGTATCTAAGTAAGCTGCGTTTTGTCCGGCAAATTGTTTGTTTAGATATTCCTGTAAATCAGCAAAACTCTTGGTTCGTAATTCAACCTGAGATAGTCCGGTGTTATATTTAGATAAACTGCGAGCCTGACCTACGTAGGCTTTAGATAAATCCTGCGCTACGCTCGCCACGTCTACGCCTGAAGCGCGTGACATGTCTAGAGCTAAGCCTAACAATTCTTGTGATTTAGTTACTGATCCAGTAGTCATTAATAATGACTGCATAGCTGGCCGTAGGCTGTCATCTAACACACCGCTAGCAGCTTCCATATCAGCAATAAACTTATTTACGCGTGCATCCTCAAATGCTAGGCCTAGATTGTTTAAGCTTTGAGATAAGCGATTAGCGGCTTGCTCATCCTCACTAAAAGCTTGAACGGATGCCTTACCAAACTGCACAACCTGTTGAACTGATAACGCCAAACCAAGTGAACGGCCTAAATCTCTAAACTTACGAGTTAAATCAGCAGATGCTCTTTCAGCTTGCTTGAACCCTTTGTCTTTGAACTCCGAGGCTATATCAATGCGGATATTAGACATTAGGCAGCCTTTCTAATTGTCGAGCGTTGCTTGAATATCTTAGAGGCTTTGTCAATCGCTCTAAAAGTTGCATCTAAAGCCTTGCCTTCATTTTCAGCATAAGCAGCAAATAAGATACGGCCTGTGCTTTTCTGTCTGCCATCTAGTGACTTCATAGCACCGATGCCGTTCATGCCAGTAATAAACCTAGATCCTGCATCGGGATTATTAGATTGACTGCGTGAACTACCTCTTGCACCTGAAGCACGACCTGCTGTTTCAGCAATAGCACCGGCAGCTGATTTGTTAAGCAATGAGTACAGGCCAGCATAGCCAGCGCGGTTACGCTTAGTGCGGCCTAGAGAATAAGTTAAACCACGTCTAATTACACGTGCATTGTATTTAGGAAAACCTGTTGCACGGCTCGTGCGGCTCTTAGGCTCTACGCCTGTATCTTGCCAGTTATAAAGGCCACCGGGTGCTTGCATTGGTACTTTTTGCTTAGCTGCATCGGTTACTTCTTTTAATGCCGTTCTGATTTCCGCGTTCATTTCTTTGTAAAGATCGGGTGCGTACTTACGCAGGGCTTTTCTAAGCTCTGGCACGCCTTCTACCACGACTGGCATTTTCCCGCTCTTTCGCTTGCTGCTTTAGTACCTCGTAAAAGGCTTTAAGCAAATCTGTATCCATGTTAATAAACTCGCTAGGCGCGATGCCTGTATGGATGCTCAGTTGAGCGATCCTATAAGTAAAGGAATCGCGCGTTAGCCATTTGGGTTATCGTCTGCCACCACGTCTACGCTCGCTAGCGTATCTAGGAAAGCTGCGCCAAATGGTTTAACATCTGGCGCATCTGCCCGGCGCAAACACTCCCAGGCTAGCCAATAAATATGTTCTTGCTTCTCATCCTCACGGAAGGCTTTGTGAAAGCCTTTACGGAATTGTTGCTCAAACGCATATTCCACACCCGGCGTAATCGAATGAGTCGATTTAGTGCCATCTGCCCTTGTGATTATTAGCTTAGCCATGTTGCCCCTTTATTTAGTTAGAACGTGCCGGTGTCGGCGATTGTTACTGCTGAGTTTACTGTGAAAGTAATATCCTGTGTTCCAATATCTCCTACTGCACCATTGATCGGTGTTAGGTTGTTTACCAGAATATCAAAAGTGTATAGCGGGTTTGTTGCGCCTACTGCTGTGCCCTTTTCCTGCAACATCTTTACGGCTACTGTTGTGCCGAAAGTTGCACGCAGGGTAGCCATGACGTTGGCAGCTGCGGTGTCGTTTAGAAATGAAACAGTAAGAGTTGCAGACTCCAAGCCCTTTACGAACTTGTGAGCTGAATCACCCATAGCGGTTACTTCAAGCTCATCAAAAGCTTGATTGAGTGTTACTGAAGTTACGTGGTCGCTAAGATCGATAGCGTTGATCTTAAGACCGACCTTGTTATTTAAGAAAACTGGCATTTGCCTTATTCCTCATCTTTCTTAGCGGTTGGTTTTGGTGTGTCTGCGGTTGGTTTAATCTGACCGATCTTGATCAGAAAAGCCTCACGCTCTTTGTCGTTATCAGCCATTTGATTAACTCCAATCGGATAGAACGCTGATTGATACTTCACCAGATAGCAGATCTCCCGCTATACCGGTCAAGACTGCCGGTGCACTAAATGTGCCTATTGAATAAGCAATGGTCGATGCCTCTAGCTTATTTACAATGTTTAGGTAGTAATCCTCTATGTTAATTAGGTTTCCCTGATTATCAAACATAGGTGCTAATACTACTAGCTTAAAGTTTACTTTTGGCTTAACTGTTTTGTAATGGTCGTTAGACGGCTCAATATAAGGATCGTCTGGCTGCACGACAATAGAGTTAGCAAGGGGAGTGGCAGGTGGGAAGGAAAACACCTGCCACGCCGCATTATCAGCTAGCGCAGTCGCGATTGTTCCTCGTAAGGTAGAGATTGCTGACATTACCCGACTTGACCGCCCGGTGCTAGGTGATCCGCAAGCAACCCACGCACGCGAGCCATAAGGGTATTACCCATACGGTAAGGCGAGGGTTGAAAGTCAGGTGAAATGCCGCCCGCGTTTGAAGCTTGGCGAGCTTGCCATATATCTACTGCAATCATAAGTGTTGCCTGATTAACCTCAGGTAAGGTGGCGTAGTCAATCGACTGTGCGCCATAAACTCGACCCCACGGTGCTATGGTGTGATATTTCAACGTGGTAATTTGATTTTTGACAAACTCTAACCAGCCGCCGTTCATAGCGATAATGGTTTGTGTGCCGTTAAAATGTTGGCGCACGTTCTCAACAGTAATAGTATCGCCGACTACAAATTGTTCAGCGTTTTCATAAATATAAATGCGGCCTCTTGTGCCGGTAGCCTCAATCGCATAAACAGATTGGGTGTTAAACCATAACTTGCCCTTAACAATGTTTTCTGCCGCTTGACAAACTTCCTCAACGACAGCGGATGAATAGAGTGCTCCAATACCTAGTGCTGAGCGTAGCTCGGCTTCTGTTACGTATGTTGCGGGCATCTCTTTCCTTTCCTTATGTTAGCCCCGGCGCAAGGGCTGTGCGCCGGGGTAACTCTACTACTAGGCTAAATTAAGCCTTGTTGAACCAGTTTGCACCAGCTCCGACTTTGGTAGCGAGTGCGCCAAAGCCGTAATAAAGCAAGTCGATTGTTCCATCGCTGTTTACGTTTGTACGTAGTTGGAAGCGTGGAGACTCGTACCATGTGTAGGACTCTGGATTTACTACAACCATTGAGTAATCAGCTGTGTTATCTCCACCTGCACCAGTTAGGTAACGGCTTACGCGTAGATCCAATCCTGCAACAGTTCCACGTAGTGAATCAGGTGATAGCACTCCGCCATTGTTTGAAGGGTTGGAAGCAATGTAGATTGGGCGGCCATTGTCGTTGTAAGACATGATGTTAGCCCATTGCTGAGGTGTTACAACAATGTTGCGTGCAAAACCTAGAGAAGCTGAGTAAACAGCTGCGGCTGCGCTCGAAATATACTTCAAGATACCATCTGCTGAGTTAGCTTGACCGGTTGCATTTAGTGTTCCGTTGTTGGCTACCTGAGCAGTTACGTAAGTGTCTGTTTCCTTAGCGTATGCGAACTCCATTTGACGTACGAGCTCGTCATAAAAGGCAGGACTTGACCGGTCAATCAACTCGACCGTAGTAATCGCGCGACCTTTGAAAGACTTAACATCTACGTTGATAAACTGTGCAGTTAGTTGTGAATCTGCAACAGCATCGTTTTCATCAATCTGATCTACTGTTGGTACAGCTGTGATTTTAGGAATCTGGAAAACTAATCCTGCATCTGGCAATGTACCACGGCTGATTGAATCAATTAGCGGTCTATCAGCATTTGAAAGTGGGTTGATTACCTCTGTTAGCTGACGTGTTGGAACCATACCAGGTGCGGTTGTTGTTTCGTTGTCTGCTGCACGAACGTACATAGCAGCATCCTCGTCACCGAGGAACTTAGCGCGTAGAGTGTTTTCAAGGTACTTAGCCTTAGTAAACTCTAGGCGTGGCTTTGCATAAATTGGTGCTGTAACAGTTGTGCGAGCAGCCTCTACCGCAGGGGTTTCGACCACAGGCTCAACGGTTGCGGTGTCTGGAGTATTCTCCACGACTGCCTCGCTTTCGTTTTGGTTAGTTGTTTCTGCGACTTCATCCTCAGAAGCCGCCACGCTCAATACCTCAGCACTCTTAAATGCTGCGGCTTGAACAAGACTTGTTTCATATAACTTAGATGCTAAAACTTTAATAACGCTGCCCTCGCGCTTGCTGTCGATAACTTCCACGCCGACAGACAGGCCAGAACGTAATTGTTCACTTGCCTCGATTAGGGCATCATTACCCCGGGTGGTGCTACTGACCTTAAATGTTGCAAAAATACCCTCGTCTGT